GGTCGTATCTGTTACAAGTCCTTCGGGCGCAAGAACCCGGACACGGCTTCGAACGTCGGCTACCTGGGCAACATTCTCGCCCAGGGTCATTACAGCGTGCTTGAGCACAGCACCGTTACGTTCCTTGTTCAGCACGTGTCGCGCGCCCTTCTGACGGAGCTGACGCGTCACCGGCACCTGAGCTTCAGCGTTGTCAGTCAGCGGTATGTCGACTACGCGGACACGGAGCCGGTCATACCCCCTGCCATCGAAGGCACTCAGCTTGAGAAGCCGTTCAGGGAGGATTACGCCGAAGCGCTGAAGGCGTACGACGCTGCGGTGAAGCTTCTTCGCGCACGTGGCCTGAGCCGGAAGGAATGCCGGGAAGCCGCCCGTGCCCTTCTCCCGAACGCTGCGCCGGTCGACATGGTTGTGAGCGGCAACCTTCGCGCATGGCGTGACGTCCTGGGCAAGCGTTGGCACGTAGCCGCTGACGCTGAGATTCAGGACTTCGCGCAACTCATCCTTGAGCACCTTCGGACCGTCGCGCCCAACTCCGTTCAGGACGTGCCGACTTCGCCTTACGGGAGTGATGACAAGTGAGCGACCCGCGCGAAGACCGGCTTCCGAAGTGGGCGCGTGAAGAGCTTCACCGGCTCCGGCGTGACCTTGCCGTTGAGCGTCAGATTGTGTCGGAGCTGAAGGGACACAATCCGGATTCGAACACGTTCCTTATCGACTACGGCAGGAAGGATGCACCCCTTCCGCGCAACTCCCGTATCGGCTTTCACGTCCGGCCGGACGACGGCACTGTGAGGCAGGCAATTCAGGTGTACGTCGAGAACGGCAGGCTTCGCGTTCAGGGTGACTATTCCCTGTTGATCCGTATGGGCGCTTCGAATTCCTTCACGGTCGAGCTTGAGGGGTACAGATGACCCAGGGTCCTTGCAAGGAATGCAAACGCACGCTGACTCACAAGCTCGATTGCGGGCAGCGCGAACCGAACCCGTTCCTTCAGCTCGACCCGGCGGCAATCGACGTCATTGACGACATGGTTGACGAATGGCTTGACCGTGACCGACACGGTGAGCTGAACGGCGGGTACGGATACGGGCCCCGGAAGTCTCGTGCGCTCGACCGCATACACGAACAGATCAAAGAAGCGTGGCGCGCGAAGGTGCGTTACTCAGACCCGGAGAATTGCGAATGAACAAGCCCGTTGCTCTTGCCGCTGCCGCTGCCGTCGCTGCCGTCGTTCTGACTGGGTGCGGCGTTGACGCCGACGACGACGTTGACTGTGCGACGTACACGACCGTTGGCTACTCCGTACCGGCTCCGCGACCGGCGCCCCCGGCTCCGCGCGTTGCTCCCCCAGCGCCCCGACCGGCCCCAGCTCCGCGACCGAACCTGAACAAGCCGAAGGCGCCCAGCGCTCCGAAGGTGAAGCCGAACGGCTCGACGCCCTACGTGCCCAACTCGCCCCGGACGCACACGACTTGTTGGGAGGATGAAGACCAGTGATCAACGCCGTACTCATCGGGCTTCCGGGACACGAGACTTCCCGCCGGATCAGGAAGCCCTTCGATGACGCGTGCTGGGCGCTCGACGTCGAACCTGAGTTTGTCGACGTGACGTCGTACGACTCCCGTGCCGACGGCGTTGACGTTGTGCCGACCGTGCGCGTGTACGCCGACGACGACCCTTACGGCGACGTCCTTGCCGAGCATCGGGGCGCAGCGACCGGCGAAGAGATCACGGCGCTTCTGAACCGGGGGCTTGCCCTTGTCTGACCGTCCGTCCTGGGACGCGTACTTTCTGGCCGGTGCTGCCTGGGTGGCGACGCGCGCGGATTGTACGCGTTCCCAGGTGGGCGCGATTCTGGTGAACGCACATCACGAAGTGCGCGGCACGGGTTACAACGGTGCGCCGTCCGGCGTGCCTGGGTGTGCGTCCGCCGGAGCCTGCCCGCGTGGCCAACTGAGCCGCACAGAATGCGCGCCCAACTCCGACTATGCGAACTGTGTTGCCGACCATGCTGAGCGCAACGCCATTCGTCACGCCCTATCCGCTGAGCTTCCCGGCTCGACCCTGTACACGACGCGCGAACCGTGCCCGGCTTGCTGGACGCTCATACGCGCTGCCGGTATCCGTCGGGTCGTCACTCCTGAGTCGTCGCGTCTACTCACGTGAGTAGTCAGATTCGTGCTACGTTGGCCCCTCAACTACAACGAAGGGCAGCACAGTGAACGCCACGGTGAAGCGCACGAAGACGAAGGCCGCGAAGAACATCAAGGCCGGTGACTGGATTCAGGTTGGCAGCATGGCGTATCTCGTACACGCTGACGCCCAGGACAACGGCGACGGAACCGTGTTCCTGCCGATCGGCTACAGCGGCAGTGAGTACCGCGCGAACGCCCGGGTGACCATGCATTACGACGACTGACCGGCAGGCGAAGAGCCCCTGACTACTCACGTGAGTAGTCAGGGGCTTTTTCGTGTCTCCATATCTGACGGGTCGTCAGAACTACGCTCCGTTACCCAGTGGCATATGTCAGTCGGTCGACGTACTGTCGTTAGTCCGTTCGCACAGCCGTTCGAACGGATGACACCTAGGGGTGCGTGTCATACCCAGGTATGACGGGTTGCGCACCTTCACGACGACTTCACAACTGAGATGAACGACACCTAGGAAGGATCAACTTTCAACCGTTCGCAACCGAAACTTGAACCACACATTCCACATTGGGGGGCCACTGTGCACGCCGTACCGTATGAACTTGCCTTGTCCGTCTGGGTGCCGTCCGGCGCTGCCCGTTCGTGGCTTCCCTGCCCCATGCTGGCCGGGCAAATGACTGACGAACTGATCCAGTCATGCGGAGAGTTGAAGTCGGTCTTCCGGGCACACGGGAAGCTCATTGCCCGGCTTCTGTCGGCTCCGTCAGCGCCCAGGTATGACGGCTTCAGGATCGTTGGCAGGCGCAAGGACACGGGCCTTCTAGTCGCTGCCGTCGAGTGGGTACGGAGTCGGGAGACGAAGGAACTTGTGCCGTTCCCGGTCGTGTGGACGGCGTGCAAGTACGTGCACCCGGAAGATCAACTTTCTGTTGCATAGCCGTTACGGAAGATCGCATTCCGAACGCGTGCCCCATGCAAGCATTGAGGGGCAAGACGTTGAATCACGAACAAGATCAACTCGGGGTCACAGTGCGTAACAAGATCATCTTTCCTGCCTCAATCGTCGCTTCGGTCGCTACGGCGTTCGGCCTGGGCGTGCTCAGCGTGAACAACCCGAACGCCCCTGCCGGAGCTACGCCGTTGCCCGTGCCGACGGAGACTGTGACGGCAGCGCCCGACGTTGCCGCCGACGACGACGCCCAGGACGTTGCCGACGACGTTGCCGTGAAGACCGCTCAGGCGCCCAGCTCGACGCCGACGAAGGCGAAGCACGCGAAGCCGCTGACGGCCCCGGAGAAGGCCACTCAGAAGGCCACGGAGCCGAAGCACGCGAAGCCGACGAAGGCCGGTGCCGCCGGACCCTTCAAGGACGCCCAGGACGACGGCAAGCACCTTGACGACGTCATGAAGTCGGTACTGCCCGGGGTCAGCGTCGGCGTGCACGTGCCCGACGAACTGTTGCCGTTCCCGGGGCCCGGGTACACGGGTGAGCCGACGGCGCCCATGTCCATAGACACCCAGGAAGACGCCGACAACCTGTCATTGGCGTACAACCCTGCCGACGTCGTGTCGGGCCCGAACGTGGTCACGGACCCTGACAAGCCCTGGTTTCACTTCCCGACGTCGCCCGTGACCGAAGCGCCCGTGTCCTCAACTCCCGTTCCCAGCGCGCCCGTTGAGACGACGGAGCCGGTACGGAACACGGGCATGGTCACCGGCACGCGCCCCCGGTTCTTCTAGCCGACTGACGGCAAGTCACCGACTCCCTTACTGGCCTTCAGAAGAGATCACAACTCACTGAAGGAGTACGGGAGTTGGACACGAAGGCCATTGTCAGAACACGTCGGGTGCTGACCGGCGGGCGTTGGTTCCTGATCCTGGGGCTTGTCTTTTACAGCCTCATGACGACGACGCCCTTCGTCAGCGCGCATAGCCACTGGGCATGGTCCGGCTGGGTCCTGGGCCTGATCGTTGACGCTGCCTTCATCATGGCGCTATCGGCTGAGTCGACGTTGGCGAAGTACGGCGTCACGAAGCTGGGCGGGTGGCCGGTCGCCTTCCGATGGATCACGGGTCTCAGCTCCGTGTTCCTGAACGTGTGGCTGAACGTCTCGGCTCATGACTGGGTCGGCGTGGCTGTGCACCTGATCGCACCCGCGCTTGTGATGTTGCTTGCCGAAGTCGGGCCCGTGTACATGGCCGCTCTTGCCGACGCTGAGCGGGAAGCCCTGAGCGCCCCTGTACGGGCCCCGGAGCCGGTCAAGGTCGAGCCGGAGCCTGAGCGCCTGCCGGAGCCGGAGACGGCGCCTGAGCCGGTACAGGAAGAGCTTCCGGCGGAGCCTGAGCCGGAGCCGGTCAACGACCATGGCGCGCGCCTGCCGAACGCTGAGGCGAACAAGATCATTGAAGAAGGTTGGCGGCACAAGCTGAACCCGGTTGAGGTCGCTGCCGCTGCCGGTCGGCACCCTGCCACTGTGCGCCGGAAGTTCGCCCAGCTCGACGCCGAACTGACCGTGTGACCCTGAGCCCCGTACTGACTGCCTTCGGGTGGCCGGTACGGGGCTTTCTGTCGTTGCGCGCCGGTAGCCTGCCGACATGCGAATTGCCTGGGTGATCGAAGAGCACGGCGGGAACGAAGCCGACGTGCCGACGGCGGATAGTGCCGCTGAGAAGTTGGCCGAAGCCGTACGGACGGCGTACAGCGACGAAGACACGACGACGCTTGCTCACATCATGCTCAACGTCGTCGCGCCGCTGAGAATGCAACTTGTGACCGACGGCAGGTTTGAAGTCGAACACGGGCGCACCTGGGAAGCCCGGAACGGCTCAATCCTCGTGACCCTCTCCCCCAACTGAGTGAAGGTCGCTACCGTTGCCCCATGACCGCTACACGGACCGTCCCAGTGATCGAAGGCCCGTTGTCGGCAAGCCGGTTCGGCTCCGTCGGCTTCAGGCTCAACGACCCCCAGGCCCCTGCCATGTGCCGGGAAGCCTTGTTGGAAATGCTCGACCGCTTCAGGCTGACAAAGATCAGGGGCGGCTTCGGTGAGCTTCTGATTGATGATCTCCCCGTGATCCTGACGGAGCTTGTGACCAACGCCCAGCGATACGGGGGCGACGCATTCCCCGCCGGGTCGTTCACGCTCTTTCACCCGGGCAAGTGGCTTCACCTGACTGTGCACGACAAGAACCCGTACATGCCGTGGCAGGAAGCCCGCTGTGCGCTCCGCAGTGACACGCCCTGGGCCGATGAGTCCGGCCGTGGCCTTCGGGTCGTTCAGCGGCTTGCTGAGGGGCATTTGGGGCGCCTTGAGTATCACAGCGACCGTGACCCTGAGACGCCGGGCAAGGTCGCGCACGTGTCCATGTTGCTGCCGAACCTGATTTGGGATCACACCTACCGGGACCCGTGGACCGGCAAAGAACGGATGCCGTGAAGCCGACGACGGCACAGAGAAGCCCCGGACGTTCCTACACGGAGCGTGCCGGGGCTTTTCGCATTCGGACCATGAGCGCGCCGGATTGGTATTCCCATTCGCGGCCTTCGCTGAGCGCCTGGGCGCCATGCGTCGTGATCTCTCGCCACAAGGGCGCACCAATGCGCGTCATCACTTCGGCAATGGCGTCAATGGGGTACGTGCTGCACAGCGCGCCGACGACGCCCAGGACGACCGAAGCGGCTGTGTCGGCACACGCGACCGTGCGCGCCCCCGTGACGTCCGTGATCATGTACTCAAGCTCAACCATGTGCGGCATAGTCCCAGGTCAGAAGGGGTTCCGCATAGTAGGCCCCCAACTGGGGTAACCTTTGAGTTCACCCACTTAGGGGCGTACAGTCAGCCCCATGACAACAGGAGTCGTGACCGGCTTGAGCACCTATGCGGCAGCGTATGACCGGCAGTCAGCGGAGCGCGAGAACCGGAGCGCAGCAAGCCCAGCCACACAGCGTAGCGCCAATGAGGCGAAGGCACTTGACCTTCAGCGCGAAGTCGAGCGCGACGGCAACGCGTTCAGGTTCGTCGGCCACTTCAGCGAAGCCCCTGGGACGTCCGCCTTCGGCACGGCTGAACGCCCGGAGTTTGAGCGCCTGTTGAGCGAATGCCGCATGGGGCGCGTGAACACGATCATTGTTTACGACGTGTCGCGCTTCTCCCGGCTCGACGTCATGGACGCAATTCCTATCGTCACGGAATTGCTCACCCTGGGCGTGACGATCGTTTCCACTATGGAAGGCACCTTCCGTAAGGGCAACGTCATGGACTTGATTCACCTGATCATGCGTTTGGATCAGGCGCACAAGGAATCGTCAACGAAGTCGGCAAAGATCCTTGACACGAAGAACCTTGCCCGGGAACTGGGCGGGTACGTCGGCGGAAAGGCGCCTTACGGCTTCAAGCTTGTTCCGACCCCGGTTGAGATCACGCGCAATGGCAAGACCGACATTGTTGTGATTCAGAAGCTTGCTCACGCTGACCACAAGCTGACGGGCCCCTTCGAATATGAGCCGGACGTTATTCGTTGGTGGTGGGCGCAAATCAAGGCGCACAAACACCTTCCCTTCAAGCCGGGCAGCAACGCCGACGTCCACCCGGGCAGCATCACGGGACTGTGCAAGCGAATGGAGAATGACGGCGTGCCGACCCGGGGCGCCACAATCGGCAAGCGCACCGCTGTAAGCGCCTGGGACCCTGCCACGGTTAAGCGCATTCTCATGGACCCGCGCGTTGCCGGATACGCCGCTGAAGTGATCTACACGAAGAAGGCCGACGGCACGAACACAAGCAAAATCGCCGGTTACCGGATTCAGCGCGACCCCGTGACGCTCCGGCCGGTCATGCTCGACTGTGGCCCGATCATCGAGCCTGCCGAATGGCACGAACTTCAGGAATGGCTTCAGGGCAGGGGGCGCGGCAAGGGGCTTTCCCGGGGGCAAGCCGTTCTCTCCGCCATGGACACGCTCTTTTGCGAATGCGGCAACGTGATGACTTCGAAGAAGGGCGACATGCCCGTGAAGGACTCTTACCGCTGCCGTCGGCGCAAGCGCATTGAGGGGCAGCACGAAGGCGACTGCAACGTGTCTCAGGCGGCGCTGGACAAGTTCGTTGCTGGGCGCATCTTCGCGCGGCTCCGGCAGGCTGAGCACGACGAAGAGACGTTGGCCATGCTTTGGGAGGCAGCGCGCCGGTTCGGCAAGCTCACTGAGTCGCCTGAGAAGTCCGGTGAGCGGGCAAGCCTTGTCGCTGAGCGCGCCGACGCTATGAACGCCCTTGAAGAGCTGTACGAAGACCGTGCCGCCGGTTCCTACTCCGGGCCCGTCGGCAGGAAGCACTTCCGGAAGGCTGAGGCGGCGTTGACGCTCCGGCTTCAGGGTGCCGAAGAGCGACTGACTGAGCTTGAGGCAGCGGAAGCCCCGACACTCCCCCTTGACCAATGGTTCCCCGAAGACCCGGGTGCCGACCCGACCGGCCCGGGGTCATGGTGGGACGCTGCGAGCGTTGAGGACAAGCGCGCCTTCGTGAAGCTCTTCGTTGAGCGCGTTGAGGTGAAGAAGGCCGCGCGCTGGGCCGGTCAGTCGTACCCGATCGAAGAGCGTGCCTCAGTGACCTTCGTACGGCCGAAGGACGACGACGACGACGCCCAGGACGACGAAGCGGCGTAAGGCCCGGAGAAGGGCACTCAGGGGCCCGGACGGGCACAGCGGGAAGGGGTCGAGCCTTCGGGTTCGGCCCTTTTTTCGTGCCACCGTATCGTTAGTTAGTCTAACTAGTAGTTCCTTCGTCACGGCAGCGGGCAGGGGCAAGCCGTCTGACCTGGGGTGAGTGATGCTGTGACGTTGTGACTCATATTCAGGATTCACATAAGACTTCTCTAAGGGCAATCCCAGTTCGACGCCACTTCATCACAGCGTCACCGACGGGCTTCCGCGCTGAACCGTGATCAACCATCTGATATCAGGTCACCGACTCCCTTCATATAGGTAGAGGGGTGATTCTGCACCGCGCATCTAGTAGCGAAACGCAACGGCGCTTGAGTGCTCACCCTTCAGCCGGTCGTTCCCTTGACTCTCTCCCAGGGTTGAGCGACCGGCATTGCCCCCCTAGCTCAGTCTGGTTAGAGCACCTGTTTAGTAATCAGGGGGTCGGCGGTTCGAATCCGTCGGGGGGCCCGGAGCAAGGAAGGTAAGCGGGGCACGCACTCCCCGGGCGTCGGGTTTACGGCGCTTTCCTTGCAAGCGTTGGTAGCTCAATCGGAAGAGCGCCCCTACCCGGGTTCTGATACGGGGAGTATGCGGGTTCGAATCCCGCCCGATGCACCACACCCGCTATCCGCTAAAGCCCCTGAGTGGGCAATGCCACTGAACCGGTAAGGGATAGCGGGTGCGCCACTTCCTGACTACTCACGTGAGTACACAGGGGTAGGGGGTTGCTCGACATAGGGGGGTGTCCCCAGGAAGGGGGTACCCCATCATGCGTACCCGCTGCCTTGAGTGTCGGGACTGGGCCACCCATGCGGGCAGGTGTGCTATCCACCATGCGCACTACAACGCACAGCGCAGCGTCAAGAGTCACAGCAAGCGGCGTGCTGCTATCGCACGTGGCAACAACGCTGCGGCAAAGCTGAGGCGCGCTATCCGTAAGGCCGTTGGTTCGCACTGCGCTGTGTGCCTGGGTTGGTACCTGCCTAGTCAGCTCGACGTCGACCACATCAAGCCCCTTGCATTGGGTGGCGAAGATGTTGAAGACAACGTTCAGGCATTGTGCAAGCGATGCCATAAGACGAAGACGGCAATGGACTTCGGCAAGCGCCCCTTCTGATAGGGGAAGGCGCCCCGAAAGTTCAGACCGTTGCCTCTCAGCGATCCCGGCCCCAGCTCGAAAAACGCACGCTAGGTGTGACGCCGGACCCAGGCGCCCCCCAGGCCAACGACCCTTGTGAACACTGGGCAAGCGGGCTTTCGCGCCCCTGAGAATGGGTCAGTTAACGACCCGTTAAGGGGGTGCTAATGAGCCGCAGTAAGGCGCCGGACATGCGTACCGGCAACGCGAACACTGCCGCTGAGTCCGCTGCCCCCATCGTGTACGAGGGTCGAGCGCCCCGTGTTCCTTCGCACCTGAAGGCGACCGGCAAGGACGTATGGCGGAACGTGTGGTCAGCCGGAATGGGTGCCTACTCCCCTGAGACTGACCGCAACGTGATTACCCGGTACTGCGAACTTCACGACCGGCGTGCCGACCTGTTGGCGCTTGTCGAATCCGACGGCTTCATGTCTGAGGGTTACAACGGTCAGCCGGTCGCGCACCCGATGCTTCGTTACGTCGAGTCGACGGAGAAGGAATTGCGCTCCATCGAAACGGCGATTGGCTTCACGCCGGAGTCGCGTTTGCGCCTGGGCATTGTGGCCGCTGAGGCACGGAAGGTGTCCGCCGGTCCGGAAGACTTCTAGGGGGTGCCGTGACTGACTGGGTTGGAATTGATCCCGTCATCGCGCGGCACATTCCCGCTGACGCTCCCTTCCCGTCCGAAGGCTATCGGGTGGCGAAGTGGATTGAAGAGTTTTGCTACCTGACTGGGTCGTTCGCCGGTCAGCCGTTTCGGCTTCTCCCGTGGCAGCGCGCTCTATTGGTCGACGCGTATGAGCTGACGCAAGACACCTTCGGGCGTTGGCGTCGGAAGCATCGGACCGTTGTCGTGTGCGTGGCGCGCAAGAACGGGAAGAGCACCATTGCCGCAGCGATCATGCTGTATCACCTGATTGCCGATCGTGGCGATTCACAGCGTCAGGTAATCGCTGCCGCCAATGACCGCAATCAGGCGCGCATGGTCTTTGACTCCGCGAAGCAAATGGTGAACGCAAGCCCGAAGCTTTCGGCTGTGTGCAACGTTCAGCGCGACGTGATCCGGTACAAGGACAACACTTACCGGGTCGTGTCGGCGGACGCCGGACGGCAGCAAGGTTTGAACCCTGCCGCTGTGTCGCTCGATGAGTACGCGTTCAGCAAGAACAGTGATCTGTTCGACGCGCTGACGCTCGGTTCCGCTGCCCGTAGTCAGCCCATGTTCTTGATTATCTCGACCGCTGGGCCCGACCCTGACGGCCCCTTTGCCGCACTGTGCGAGCAAGGTGAGCGCGTCAACTCCGGCGAAGCCGATGACCCGACGTTGTTCTATCGGTCATGGGGCCCGAAGCTGGGTGAGACGGTCGACCACCTTGACCCCGAAGTGTGGGCGCGCTGTAACCCGTCTTACGAGATTCTGAACCCGGACGACTTCAAGGCGGCAGCACAGCGCAGCACAGAAGCAAGCTTCCGAATCTACCGGCTTTCACAGTTCGTGCGCGGCGCGTCTACGTGGTTGCCGCATGGGCTTTGGGATTCGTTGGCCGACGCTGACGACCCGCTTGAGCCTGGGGACGAAGTTGTATTGGGCTTCGATGGGTCATGGAAGGGTGACAGCACAGCGCTTGTCGCCTGCCGTGTACGTGACCTGAAGGTGTTCGTCCTGGGTCACTGGGAAGCTCCGGCCGATGATGTGCATTGGCGCGTTCCCATGGCCGACGTGCGCGACGCCCTACACGAAGCGCTCGACGTCTACCGGGTGCGCAACCTTGTTGCCGACCCGTACCGCTGGGAAGAGACGCTAGACAATCTCGAAGCCGACGGCTTCCCGGTTGAAGCGTTCCCGACCAACTCACTGAAGCGCATGATTCCGGCGACTCAGGCTGTGTACGACGCGTGCCGTGACGGTCGGCTTTGCCACGACGGCAACCCGGCTCTTGCCCGGCACATCGGTAACGCCGTCCTGAAGGAAGACAAGAACGGCGCCCGGGTCACGAAGGAATACGCGGCAAGCCGTCGAAAGATCGACCTTGCTATTGCCATGGTCCTAGCCGTTCACGGCGCGATCATGTGGCGCGAAGACA